GGAGCAGTGCTGAGAATGCTTCCTCAATACGTCGCAGCCAAGGCAGCAGTGTGTAGGTGACGAAGTGTTGTCCAGCCATTTCAGCATTGCTGTATGTCTGGGAATCACCCTTCGCACCAATGAGGTATGCGGGGACTCGGTAGATGCGAGCGATCTGTGCCACCTGCAACTCCCGAGATTCATTCAGTTCCATGTCAGCAGCACTCGCTGTGACTGGCCTCCATCTCATTCCACCGACGAGCACTGCGGGACGTCGACGGCGATTGTGTGCGGTCAGCCATGTCTCTTGGAGCACCTTCGCCTGTTCAGCGGTGAGGTCTCCATCAGTTTCAAGAACCGACGATGGCGTTGCACCTTCGGCATAAAACTGAGCGAGATGGCGTTCCATGGCGAGCGAAAGACCGATGGTGGTTTTCTGCTCTTGGATTGGACTCAAACCTTCAAGGGCTTGAGGTGGTGTCCACCAGCGAATGTGCATGATGTTCTCGGTTGGCACTGGCTGGCCTGACAAGGTGTAGCGACGCTCACCTGAGTTGTCGTCGCTGGTGACGTTGACGTTCAGCGGGTGCAGCGGTGTCAGGTTGATTGGTTCACCGTTCGATGAGCGGTCGATGAACACATAGGCGTTGCCATGCAATGCGAGTGAGGTCACGATCTGATGGACGAGCTCGTATGACGTCACTTGTGATGAGTTCAAAAATACGGGCAGCGGTTCAGCAACATTTCGCTCGCCGACCTGTCGAACGCTTCGCATTGGAAGGGCTGCGACACTGTCTGCGATCAGTCCAACGCACGCCATCACAGCAGTGACTTGAAGAGCGGTGTCTTCGTTGACTGTTTCGCCAGAGAAGTTCGGAAGGGAGTCAAACCCTGTCTGTTGGAACGGAACGAACTTTCGTTCCTCTCGTCGAGCAAACAAACTCATCGTCCCACCAGCCATCCGATTCCAATGAGGAATCCGCCAGCAGCAATCACACCGAGAGGTGCATACACCAAAGAAAGCCCAACCGAAATGGTTGCTGCTCCCGTGACTTCGATTGCTGTTGTTAGTGAGTCACGCATCGGGAATGCTCCAAGGGTCAACAATGCCGGGGGTGACCGACACGGGTTGGCGCTTCGTCGCCGACCAAACGGCGAGGGTTGCAGCCATGAGAGTGGTGATGTCGGTTTGGCCTTTTCTCGCCCATCGCCACGAGTCACCTGACACTTGTCTGGTGGCTGATGCCGATGCTGCGTCAAGGGCGTGGTGCCGACGAATAGATATTGCAGAGTCAGCGACCATGTCGAAGAACGACATTGACGCCAAGGCGACTTCTGCTGGTTGCACGAGTGCGAGACGAACGCCCGCACGCTCAAGGTCAGGAATTAGTGAAGAGCCTGGGCCTTTGGCGTCGATGGTTACGAAACCACCATGAGCGTTTGCAAGTGCTGCAACTCGTTCGACTGCCCAGCCAACACCGGGACGATGTTCAATGATCTCGACGACAGGATTGTCACCAGTTGAACACACGGCGATTGCTGCAGCGGTTCGTTCTGGGTTGACGTCAAGACCAAATGACAGGCGACCTTCAGGTGCAGCATCAGGGCGGTTCGCTGCGTCCCACACGGCAGCGGGGATTACTCGCTCCGTGCTGGCAGTCCATTGGTTCAGATATGAACGACGGAAATCTCCGTCACTCATCGACTCCCGTGCGTGAGCCACAACATCCAGTGAGATGGTGTGACCGAGTGCGGGCATACAAGCCCACCAAGTAGCAGGGTCGTCAGGGTCAGCGTCCTCATCGGCGCTCCATTCGAAATATGCGATTCCAGTGTCAAGCCCACGGTCGACTGCGCTGCGTCCTGCTTCGACTTTCCTTCGTAGGTAGGTCGAGGCGTCAGTGCCTGCAGTTGACACGACGACGATCTGTGCCGAAGGGCGGGTCGCCATCGCTGGGAGGATTGCTTGTTCACGGCGATCATCGAAATCTGAGAAGGCTTCGTCGATGATGCCAAGGTCAAGTGTTCGACCGTGGCCTGCTGACTCGGTTGAGGCGAGAACGTCAATGCGACTCCCATTGGAGAAGACGATTGCTTCACTGCCCTGTGCTCGGTGGATGCGATCCACCAAACGGTTGAACGGTGAGCCAACCAGAATCGGCACTTGGTCGTCGAGCAGTTTGCGTCGAGCGTCAAGTCCAGTCTGGGCGGAGTAGGAAACTCGTTGAGCAGTTTGCCAACCAATGGCTCGCTGTATCTCTAACGCCAACGTGAGGGTGGTCTTCCCTGACTGGCGTGGAACGTGAGCGATGATTTCCCTGTAAGCAGGGCGACCATCTGGAAGCAGTTCAAGTCCAACATCGGCGACGAGCCGTTGCCACGGCATGAGCGGCTGACCCAGCACCTCGGCGATCTTGGCGACATTGGTTCCCAATGTTCTGCGTTCAGGGTTCCTCTCGGTCGCCCATCTCGGATGAGATGAAATTGAGGAGCTCGTAGAACTCGTCATCATCGTTTTCTTCGACATGGCCGACGCTCCTGAGGTCTTCAAGTGCTGCTCGGTATTCCCGCCACAACGAGGCGTGTCCGGGATCGGCGTCAACGGCGTCAGCCAATGACTCGGCAGCAGCGACCAGCGATTCGTCAATCTGGTCAAGACGCCCTAGATGTCGAAGGGCGTCGATGGTGAGGTCGACTGCGGTGCGATTACGTCCAGCCATCAGCGACCTCATTTCTTTTCAGAATCGGGGAGAAAAAAAC